ATCTACCTGAGAGTCAGCACGTGGTTCAAAGTAGTCGTGATGGGGTTTGTATTCCTGCCCAACTTCGTACCGCAGTACTTGAAGCCCTTCACCATTCTCAACAGGAATACCAACACGTTGACTGATACGGCGCTCAACTTCTGCAACCAGCGGGGTTTCTGCCTTGGTAAAAAATGCTCCTGAACTGGTCCGTGCAGTGTGCTCAACAGGCTGGCCTGTCTTGTCGTCAACAACTGTTGAACGTGCTAGTTTGGACTTGGCCAGCTCAATAAGCTCCAGACATTCAGCAGATGTCATGAAGTCATCCACAACAAACAGGTCTGGGCTCTTCAAACTCAACGAAACATCTGCTCTGGTATTGGCAGTTTCGTCCAATTTGGGGGAAGTTTGCTCCGGCAGTGTCCAGTGATAGAAGGCATAAACAGCCCGCTCGTCATCATCACAATCAAGTGGATCACGCCAGTGTGGGTACTTCTTGCCTTCACAAAAAGCACCTTCTCCAACCTCAGCATTCACCGAGTAAAAGTCAGATTTGAACGGCACTGGGTCTGTATGTACATCCCAGTCACCATACCAACGCCTGTTGCTTATATTCAACGGCCAAAGACGGTCTGGTCTTTTCTCCAGACACACACTCATCGTGATGTCTAACTCTGAACGATCTGTGTGTATACCAAGGATGCTGCCTTTGCGGTAGCAACGTGTGTAGGTATTGGCAAACTTGGCTGTGGGGTACTTCTCCCGCACCATCTGGGTCAGTTTGCCAACGTGGTACAAAGTCTCTGGCAAGTTATACACACCGTAGCTGTTCTTGTAGAACGCTTCCGCATTGTCTTCACTCTGCTTATCAGGCGATGCGTCAAAAGCACTAACTAGCTCCGCGCATTCTTGTTGAGTAAAAACGTAGCTGCACTCGCTCATTTACTTCTCCTGTGAAGTAGTTGGTTTTGCTGCGCGTTGCGCTTGTTGTTGTGCTTTGAACGCTGCTTGTTGTGACTGCTGGCGCATCTTCTGCTGGTGCACCTGCTCCTTGTGCTGCAGTTCCTGTTGGGCCAGTGCAGCCTTGATACGTGGGTCTTCGCCCTGGCCGCGCTGCATTTCTGCTGCCTTGAGCTGCAACTCAGCTTGCTTGATAGCCAGATCGCCCTGGACCTTCTGCTCCTTGGTGTTGGCTTCTTGTGCCTTGATCTGAAGCTCAGCTTGCTGCATCTGCACCATCGGGTCCTGCTGCGCTTGCTGGGCTTGCTGTTGTTGAGCCTGGGCCATGTTCATCTGCAGCAACTGGGTGGACGCCTTGGCAACCAGACGAGACAGCTCAACCTCAACGTCCTCAGGCATCTCTTGGTCCGGTGCGGGCAACGGCACGCCAAGCTGCTCTTCAACCTTCTTGCGGTAGTTGAACGCCAAGTGCTCGGAAATGTGAGCCATGATGGCTGCGCCCATCTGTTGACCCATCGGACTCTGCCCGATCTGCTGGGCCATCATCGGGTCCTGCATTAGGGAGAAGTGCGTGGCGATGTGGGCATCGTGGTCTTGATAGATGAACGCCTTGGTCGGCTTGCCCGTCAGGAACGCCATGTTCTCGCTGACCGGATCTCTCGGGGTCATGTCATCCTCGATGGGCACCAGCTTGTCCGCGTTCTTGACCCCCAGCACCTCGATCATCTGCCGGTGAAGCTGAGGCAGGTTGTAGATCTGCGGAGCCTGTTGGGCCAACTGAATAACCGCTTGGTACTGCATGATCCGCTGTGCCATCGTGGCGCTGTTGGGATCACTGACCGGGATCACTTCTACCAAGTCGTAGTCGGCTTGCTTGGCTTTGCGACTACCCTCAACCGGGTCGTAGCTGTACTCCTGCGGGGTGTAGTCACGGATGATGGCTTTCAGGAGCTTGAACTCCTGCTTCATGGCAAAGTGCACCCGAGCCTGCACAGCAGACATCGTCTTCAACTGGCGCTCAAGCAAGGCCAAGGTGGTGCCCACCGGAGCCTGAGCACTCATATCGCTGATCTTCATGTCAGCGATGGACCCAAGCCTGCGACCTTCTTCCGTAATCTGCGTGAGCAGAGCAAGCAGAACTTGGCTCGGCTCCTTGTACGGCAGGGTCATGATGTTGTCTTTGATAGCCCCAGACGGGACATCAACATCACGGAACTCACCAGGGGCGATGGGGGTGTCGTCCCCCTTGACGCGCAGTCCTCGGCTCTTCAGGCCACCGGGCAGGTTGGACAGGGTGCCAGCATCAACGAGCTGGCGTATGAGGGAAGTGCCAGCGCGAGCATAACCACCAATAATGTGGATAAGACCCAGGCCATAAGCGCCAAAGCCAGGAATATACGTGTATTGGACGAAGTGTTGTCGCTTGAGCTTTTGCTCGTCGTCTTCGTTCCAGTTACGCCGGATCGCCAGAACTTCATTTGTCCCTCGATCAATGGAGACTACATATGGTAGTGCTATGCCGTCCTCATCTTCGTACCCCGGCAGATCATAGTCAACATGAATTTCGTAGATCTGATACCGGTCATCGTCGTTTAGGGAATACCCTTGGTCCTCGGCCTTTTTCTTCTCAATATCAGAGAAGAACGACTGCGGCTCTCCCAGATCCACGTCCCGGTAGAACCCACTGACCTGCAGCTTCTTGATCTCATTCTTGGTTTTACGCATCACGTGCGTGACACGCGGAGCGTTGAGGATGCTCGACGCCCCATAGGGCATGATGATGTCTTCGGCTGAGATGAACATCGCCGCCTGACGGTTCAGGCTGGGGTCAAAGTAGATCTTCTTGAACGCTGAACCTGCAAGGCCCAAAGAGTAGAGCATGCGCTCATGCTCAGGCCGGTACTCCGGCATAGCCTCGGTCAGTTGGTAGTTCATGTCCTCACGGACACGCTCAGCCGCCTCCTCCTTCATCTTGTCGATGGCACCAACGATCTCGGTCTTGACCGGCCCCTGTGCAGGGAATGTCTCAATGATGGTGTCTGACTGGAACCGAATAGCCGCCTCAGTCAAGATGGTGGAGTACACGCCGCACGCACCGTTCCACGGCTCAGTGCGCTCCTCATACTTCATCCCAAGGACGTCCAAGCCCTTGACGAACATCTCCACCCAGTCTTTGCGCGAGCTGATATCACCCTCGATATCACCGATCAGATCTGAAGCAAGCGTCTGCAGCTCGCCTTCATCCATGTACTCGGCAAGGTTTGCGCTAAATTCTTCTGCAGTGGGGGTCTCAGGCACTAGGTCAATCTCAATCCCATCGATGCCTATGCTTACAGCTTCTGGATCCTCGATTTCAATCTCAATTGCCGGCTCTTCAGAAAGAAGAGAAGGGTCCAGGGGGGTCAGTGCGCTGTCGATATTCGTAGCCATGATGGCCTTTCAATTTCAGTAGTAAGCAGCACGTCTGCTGCTTTTGAAGTACCGGACATCCTCTTTTTCATCAGAGGGGAGGCGCAAAAACCCGCCTTGTCTGAACCGCATCAATGCAAGAGTTGTTGCATCGACCAAGTCGTCGTGCTCTCCAGAAGGGAAAGCTGCAACTTCATCCATCAATTCCTCTGCCCAGCGGGTTTGCGGCACCCAGACTTTACCTGAAGCAATGATGTCTGAGACGGAATTCAGTCGTGCAATCTTGTCCTGGCCCTTAGACGGGGTGTACTCCTGAACTGGGATGCCCATCGCCCGCAAGTCATAGATCAACGGAGCACCGGAGGCTTTCTTCTCAATCAGCAGCCCGTCAGGCTCCCACTCCTTGTACTCAGCCAGCACATCGCGCTTCAGCTCAGGGAACTCAACCCGCTTCTTATATGTGTTGAGCAGAATGATGTTGGGCGCATCGTTGTCTTCTTCGTTGTAGAAGACGCCCCAAGTTGTACCCGCAGAAAAGTCAGCACGCTGGTGCTTTTCAAATGCCGTGTCCCATGTCTGTAGAATGTACTCGCACTTAGGGGGGCGCTCGCCCTCCCAAATCTTCCACCAGTCGCGCTTTACAATAGCGGACTCGTTACCCACCGGGTTTTGTTGGTACTGGGCCTGCCACTTTGCGTTGGGCAGCTCCTCATGCAGGGCTTCAAGCTCCTCAAGAGACCAAAACTCGGGCCATAAGGGTTTACCCGAGGGCATAATGGCTGGAAATTCGATCACTTCCCAGTCAGTTTCACCCCGAAGTGCTGCATTTTTGAGCACTTGACCCGTCAAATCCCGCTGTGCCCAGCGCGTCATCACGATGACGATAGCTCCACCCGGCTGCAGACGCTGACGGGGGCCTGATGTGTACCACTCGTACACTTTGTCGTAGATATCTGGGTTGACAGCCGCTAGTGCAGCCTCTTGTTCAGAGTGTGGGTCGTCAATAATCAGCAGGTCAGCACCCTTACCGGTCACTGCACCCCCCACACCAATAGCAAAGTAGTCACCCCCTTTGCTGGTGTTCCATCGACCGGCTGCTTTTGAGTCTGCTTGGAGGCTCAGCTCGGGAAAAATGCTGTTGTAAACCTCAGAATCGACCAAATTTCGCACTTTTCGACCAAAACCGACAGCTAATTCAGCAGTATGGGAGGTCTGAATGACTTTTTTGCCAGGGAATTTGCCCAGAAACCAGCTTGGGAGCAGGTAGGAAGCAAACTCTGACTTGGTATGCCGTGGCGGCATGTTGATGATCAGCCGCTTTAGCTCACCTTTAGCCACCCGCTCAAAGGCTGCAGCCATTATTTTGTGGTGCCGCCCGGAAATGAAGGTCGGCCAGACCCGCTCAACGAACTTGATGAACTTAGTCTGGGCTAGTTCCTTCTGTTTGAGCTTCTCTAACTTGACCAACTGAGCCTCAAGCACCCGCAGGTCGGCCTCCGACATCTTGTCGAGCACCGCAGGGATGTCTTTTAGACTGACTTCACTCAGCATCGGTGGGCTCAGGTGTAGGCTCGGGGTCCTCTAGCTGACTAATCAGCGGCTCCACGTCAACTACGTCTGCATTCAGCAGGCGCTTGATCCGATCCTTGATGCTGTTCTCCAGATCTGTGGATGACCTGTGGGTAACTGTGATCTCACTGCGCTCTGTAAACAGGCCCACGTCCGAGTGCTTGCCGAGCAACTCAAGAGCCTTGATCTCAATCTTTGGATCACCACACGCTGCTAGCTCTACCAGCCGATTCGTGATGAACGTGCGTGCCTGCTGAGCATCCTTGATTACTTGATGGTCGTACTCTGATAGAAGCAGGCTTAGCTTCCTGGCAACTGCAGGCACCTGTAGAGAGCGCATAGCTCCCTTGTCCTTGGCACCCTTAATAAGTGCGTGGGCTGCGTGCTCGTCCTCTTCGGACATATCAATGGTCCCACCCAACTGCTCCAGCAGGCTGGCCGTGTTAGCGGCAACCGCGAGCTTGTCTTTGTGGGTAGCAGGCTCCTCGTCTGAATCATCAAACGGAAGCGGATAGTCCTTGGTAGGTTCTACTTCAACCAT